CATGAAATATTACCTGAACTAACTGTTTATGATGATAAAAATAGACCCGAAGCAGTAAAATATAAACAACTTGCAATTCTTATGTTAGAAGAACTAAAAAAACTTAGGGCAGAGGTTAAAGAATTAAAGGAGGAAAACTAAGTGATCAGTTTACCTAACATGCCAGCCCCAGACACGGAACCTATCGAGTTACCCAATATGCCTGATCCAGATACAGAGTCTATTAATTTGCCTAATATGCCTGACCCCGGTAATGATGAAGAATAAAAATAGGGTAGTTCGTTTGAAGGAACGTGACCCTTTTATGTCAACCTCAAAAATTGCTTCCTTGATAGGTACGACTCGGCAGAACGTACATAATATGTTATCCCGTAGAGGGTACATAACCAAAGCTCCCCGCCTCCGTTCTATCCCTAGATGTAAGATATGTGGTGAACAAGTACAAGATGCCAGAAAATGGCACTCAGAAGAGTGTAAATTCACCTTTAGATACTTGCAAGTTACGTGTAGTTGGTGTAAAATTAGCTTTTATAGACACAGAGATGCAATTATTAGGGGTCATAAAGAACGTTACAAAGGGATATATTGCTCTAAAAATCATTTTTATACTGCTAGACGTAATAAAGAGGTAGCTATTGATAGTAAACGACGAATTAATCAAGCAGTGGGAGCCTAAAGTACAACGATTTGTAAGCAATACGTACATCCCCGGCTTTGATAGAGAAGATTTAGCCCAAGAACTTAGAATAGTAATAATAAAAGCTGCTGAAAAATTTGATGTAGCCAAACAAACAAGTTTCCATACCTATCTTCATACAAGTATGGTAAATACTATACGTACATTACATACTAAAAGTGCCAGAAGACCCAGATACGTGGCAAGTTTAGGAGCCTCTGAAAATTCTGACTCAGGTGATTGGGAGTTTTCAGGCTACGAGGTAGCAGATGAGACTGATGATATTGAAGCAGTGCTTGATAAGATCGACCTAGAGGTACTAGACCTCTCTGATGAAGAATCCGACTACCTTATTAAACGTCTTACTGGATTCTCTAATACTGAAATTGGTAAAGGCATTAACGGGGTATCTTTGTATAAGATCAAAAGAGCCCTAAAAGAAAAGTTTAATAATTATTATGGCTCCCTCGAATAAATCCCTGACATCTAAAGATATTTTTGACCTCTACAAAGGATGGTACGAAGAGAAATTCGATGATGAGTATACTCCCCATGGATTTATTGGTAACGAACTAAGTGCCATCAAAAAAGTGGTTGAGGGAGAAGGACTATACAAGACCCTGTGCGGGCTGTATGTTGGTCTACGGGACAGTGAACGGCAAATTAAAGCCACTTATATAATGAAGGGACATTGGAACTACCTACCTAATGTCGAACGTCCTGACCTTTATTACCTAGTTTTGACAAAAGGGACTCCCGATGATAAGCTTGCTTGGAGACGTCTTATGCACGTAGAGAACAAATGGTTCCCTACCGCAGATGACGCTATCACTCAAAATGAGCTAATTATGCGATTGGAGAACTCTCTAAATGACAAAACCAAACTCGCGAACTCGCCGCCAAAAAAGAAAACGGCAAGTAAAAAGAGAACCGATACAACGAAATAACATTTCAACTATAACGTTACCCCCTCAGGATAAGGTACGTTTGTTGTGTCATCTTGAAGGCAAATTACCTTCATCTCAAGAACTCTGGGATTACGGTGTTTTTACCGGTGTCCGTGAGGCGCAGACCTATAGCTTAAATTGCGTAGTGACAAGCCCCGCAAAATTCCGTATTATAAATAGTGCAGGACGAGAAGTGTATGTAGTCGAGAGGACCCCAAATGGATAGCGAAAGTTTCAGTTTTGTAGAGTCAGCGTTGGTTTTCGGGCTTTTAGAAGACCAGAATTTTAAGAAATTCAATCACCCGCTTAGTCAATTTGTGGTACACAAAGATGCTGTAGAGTGGTCAATGAAATTTAGAGACGACTTTAAAGAGGCGGTAAGCAATGGGGCGTTGTTAGAAAAGTACCCATCCTTACGCTCTGATGCCAGAGATACTAATTTTGATTACGCACAACAAGAGTTTAAGAAACAAGTCCTGTTTAGACAGGTAATCAAGTCCTTCTCTGATAATAAAACCTTACTTTCTTCTAACCCTAAATCGGCTCTAACTTCTATAGTTAACTCTCTAGCAGATGTTGAAGTAGGTTACGATGAAGACGTTTCTCAATATGACGATGGTGAAACCGATAGACTCGCCGAGTACGAAGATAGAGTAGAAAAGCGTACTCTTGGAGAGGGTATGATCGGTATACGTACACCGTTTAGAACCATAAATGCCACCGGAATGGGTTGGCAGCCCGGAGAGTTAGTATCATTCTTTGCAAGACCTACAGTCGGTAAGACATGGTTATGTGTAAAAATTGCCTGTGAAGCCGCCCTTCAGGGTAAGAAAACGCTACTAATTTCCACTGAAATGACTAAGCAATCAATAGGAATGAGAGTAGATGTAGTAATGTCAAATATGATGGGAATAAAGTTATCCCATCATGCGATACGAACAGGTTCACAAATGGACACAGCCCTGTATAAGAAGTTTTTACAGAGTAATAATCGAAAGAACCTTATGATAAGTGACAGTATCTCAGGGGAGGAAAGTATATCTATGTCAGGGATTTCAGGGCTTATACGTAAGTACCGCCCAGACATTTGTATCATTGATGGCGTGTACCTAGTTTCTACTGCGGTTTCTAATCGTGCCGCATGGGAGCAGAGTCATAGTTTATTCTACGGATTGAAGAATTTTGCATTAGCTAATAATATGACTATCGTAGCTGCTACTCAAGCTACTCGTGAAGCAGGGGCTAACTTGTTCCAACCTCCGGGTCCTAATCAAGTTGCATTCGGAGATGCGCTTATTCGAGCCAGTGATGTGGCATTGTCGATGTGTCTAGTTGAAAACTTCCCTCAGTTGAGAGACGTACAATTTCAGAAGTTCCGAGATGGTGTTTTAGGGTCTGACCTAGCGACTTTGAAGTGGGATGTTAACCAAGGGCTAATCACCGAAACAGATATGGCAGCAATGTAGTAATGTCTAATTGGCAAGAGTTAATGATTAAGGCAGGGTTCAACGTACCTCACGGCGAATCCCAGATGTTATGCCCGTTCCACAGAGATTCTCATGATTCATTTTCAGTAAATACTGTTAAAGGTAAATGGATTTGTTACGCAGGATGTGGCGGGGGAGACCTAAAATACTTTTTTAAGAAATATTTACAGATGGATGATAAAGCTGTAGATGAATATATAGGTAACTCTGCGTATGTGGTTGACATAAATGTATTTGATGATTTGATTTGGAAGGCTGACCCGAATGAGGGTAACAGAGAGATGTCATTTGACTTCAACCAATCTTATGTACCGGACTGGATATTCGACAGAGGTTTCACAGTAGATACCTTGAAGAGATTTTCCTGTGGGATAACTTCACAAAACGGGTTAGCCGTGCCTATTTTAGACAAAGACAAAGTTAATGTGGGTCACCTAATTCGTAGGGCAGAAGGTGAACAACCAAAGTATGTATATGCCACAGGATTTAAAAAATCTAGAGTTCTGTTCGGGCAGCCGTTAGTTCGGGGTACTGAGATGGTGTGTATAACCGAAGGTTCGTTAGATGCCATGTGGTTAGACCAGATGGGTTACAATGCAGTAGCGTTGCTAGGTGCCAGTATATCTGGGACTCAGGCGCAATTATTAAAAGATTTATCAATAGGCGAAATTGTGTTATGCTTAGATAATGATGAGGCTGGAAGGATTGGGACAGAGCATTGTTTGACAAAGCTTTCACCCACATGTAGGATTAGTTACATACAGTTACCAGAAGGTAACAAGGACATTCAGGAAATTTCTGATAAAACGCTAATAGATGAAATTATTAGTAACAGAAACTACTGGTAAGGAGATTATAATGCCGGGAATTGGTGAAATGAGAAATAGCCGCCGTACAGGTGGAGATGGAGGCGGGAGCCGCAGGGAGCAGTTTTGGCTGGAGGACAGTCAAGTATTCTTAACTTCCGTGGCATCTGGTCAAGACGACGACCCTTACATGGACAGCTTCTGGGTTCACACCTTTCAGCAGACTGACGGGAGCGGTGGATGGACTAAGGTTCTTGCAGATAAAGACGGTCCACTTCGACCTGTTCCTGAAGGTAATAGACCTTCGTACCGTTTTGGGTTCTGGGCGTACATACATAATGTAGCGCATGCCGTGAAGAAGAATGAAGCTTGGAATGAGGTATTCTTACCAGATGGCAAAACTAAACGTTATGTCGAGGAAGTCGGTGATTTCAGGTTCTGCATACTACCCTTTGGTAGAGACGATCAATACTACAACGATCTAGTAGACGTGTATAACGATTGGGGTGGTGACCTTACTAAGGGTGTCATCAAAGTGACTCGACGTGGGGCAGGAAGAAATACTAATTATTCTATTGCTGCACAAGCTTTGCTAGAGCTTAAAATTCCTGAAGATAGGTTAGCCAAGGTAAGCGACCTTCCTTCGGCGTGGGACTATATGATGGATAACTATGGTGTAGGTCAGTCATCCGAAGTGGGTGATGTCCCAACCTCTGCTGTGAGTATTGATGACTCTAAGTCGGAATCTCAGGTAGAAGGAAACGAGCTTGTTGAAAAACTCCCATGGGAGTAGTTAGCTTAGGGGGGTGGGAAACCACCCCCTTATTTATTTACAGGAAATGAGGCTAGAAAGATGGGTAGTAAAAAAATGGATAGGGCTGCTAGACGACGACAGATGAGAGAGAGTAGTAAACCAGAATATGCTCGTAAAAAAGGATACCTAGAAGCTTACCCAAGTGATAGCACCCCTAAAGATCGGATAGGCGGAGTTCACCGCCCGCATTGGATTTTGAAGCATGACCTAAACGCAGGATGGAAAAACGGCGTAGGTAACACAGAGTTCCGTAATCGTGCCGACCGAAGGCGACGATGAGCCTTGTCAGTAGTAACAACAGCGAAAGAATTTGAAGATGCTCTGGGTGTGCTTTCTAGCAGCAATGAGGACTTGTTTGTAGATGTAGAAACAAATGGTCTGGATAGGTTCGGAACACACCAGAACTGTGGCATTGGGGTAGGCACCCTTGAAGGGAAGACTTTTTACTTTCCATTTCGTCATAAAACCCCTGACTCCAATTTACCATTGGAAAACCTCCCTAAGCTTATGTCTGTATTGAATAGAGCTAAGAGAGTATATGCTTATAACCTAAAATTTGATGCCGCCTTCCTAGAGAAGGATGGGTTATCTGTTGAAGACAAGGTTCTCATTGACGTCCTTGTCATGGTGCGTCTAACAGAACATTCCAATGTAAGCAAACTAGGTCTTACCCCCTCTATTATTCGTAGATACGGAATAGATGCGGGTGCATATGATATAGAAACGAAAGCTGTCATAACAAAAAATGGATGGGGTGAAGACTTTTCCCTAGCGCCTCCGTCTATCTTAGGCCCGTACTGCGAGAAGGATGTATACTGGACATGGAGACTATACACCGACTGCCTAGATGAGATACGCAATACTAAACAGATGGAAATCTGGGCACTAATGTTGGGTTCAACCAAAGCGTTATTAGAAGTAGAGAGACCGGGGATTAATGTAGACGTAGGATTAGCCCAAAAATTAAAGTTACGTATAGAAACTCGTATGGAGGAGATACAAACGATTCTTTTTGAGGACGCTGGGAAGGAGTTTAACATTAATTCTGGGCCTAATATTAGTAAAATAATGAACGCCAAAGGTCTTCACTCTCCTATTTTTACACCGAAGTGTAGGAACGCAGAGTGTTCCCATCAAGCTTCAGGAGAGCCACATATAGAATCGTGGGCAGAGGACGCATTAGTTCAGATAGACTCCCCATTCACAGGGCTTGTAAAGCAGTATAGAACGTTAGCTAAGTTAAAAAACACATACTTGGAACCGTATCTACATGACTCGACTATACATTCTACATTTTCTAATTGGCAAGCGGGTACAGGAAGACTCTCATCGCTTAATCCTAACCTGCAAAATATACCGGCAAGTGTTACTTATATTACAGAAAAGAATCTGGAGTCTCCTGAAGACTTTAATGTGGTAAGAGAGCGTGTAAAAGCGGTCGCACTTAATAAAGGTAAGATTGAAAAGCTCCCTAAGTTATCAGATAGCACCCTCCAGTCATGGGCATATTTAGGTGGGGATAAGATGGTGGGAGAAGAAGGGGAGTGCCATGTTAGACAACTTGTAACCCCTAGACCGGGATACAAACTAGTTGCAATGGATTACTCTCAGATGGAAGTACGTATGCTTCTGTATTACCTAAACACCCCTGAAGCCACTGCTTTGTTGAATAAGCCTAATGTAGACTTTCACTCAGAAAACGCAGTTGTTGCGTATGGGATTGGCAAAGACCACCCTGACTTCTCGTTTTACCGTCAACTTGTAAAGACGATTACCTTTGGGGTTCTTTACGGTATGGGGGAGAAGAAGTTGGCTATGACATTACAGATATCCAGAACAAAAGCAAGAGAGTATAAGAATAATTTTATAGAACGCATGCCGGGGTTCAAAGACTTTAAGACTAATGTAGAAAGGGCTATTGAGCGTACTGGCACAGTAAGGAATAAATATGGTCGTTTATACCGAATTAATAAAAATGACGCTTACAAGGGTATTAATTTTTTGATTCAGGGCACTTCCGCAGAAGTAGTTACTGAACGTTTCATTGAATGTGTCAAGTATCTTAAAGATAAGCCATCAAGACTTTTGATTCAGGTTCACGATGAATTAGTCTTTGAAGTCCATGAGAGTGAGTACCATGAAGTGGTACACGATCTAAAGGATATAATGGAACAAAATTCATTAGGACTTACATTACAAGTAGATATAGAAGTAGCGAACCCATCATGGGCAGAAAAGGTGGAATACGCCCCTCAGACTATTGACATTCCCGCTACAAATTTGTTACAATTTATAGAGTGATAGCTCATAAGAAAGGAGTGGATAATGCGTGATTATTGGCGGTGGACAGCACTTATTACTTACCTTGTAATTTGTATATATGACTTCATGGTAGTACCAGTGTGGTACGGGGTATCTAGGGCAATGCTTTTAGACGTGGATAGCTACATGGCAAATCTACAACTAATAGACGACCCGATGGTACAGATGGAATACATGAAGAAGCTAGTGAGCCAACACGAACCGTTCACCCTCAAGGGTGGTGGTCTGTTCCACTTGGCTTTTGGAGCGTTACTAACAGGATCAACAATAGGGAATAAGGGGAAATAGATGAAAGTATCACAGAATATGGCTTTTACAGTTAATTTGGGCAACTACCAATCTGCAAAAGTAGAAATCGGTATCCACGACATTGATACTGAAGGGGACGTTGATAAGCAAGTAGATGAGGCAAAAGAGGCTTTTGACAAAGTTTTCATAGAAATCTATAAAAAAGTCCAACAAGAAATATCTTACATAACGAAAGGTCAAGAATAAAATTATGCCAGTAAATGAAATGACACGAGCTAACGTACTACAGGCTGTTCTAGCAGAACGTGAACGACAAGATGGAAAATGGGGTGACCAAACTCAAAACTCAGATGAGCATTGGACTGTCATCTTAACTGAAGAAGTAGGTGAAGTGGCTAGAGAGGTATATGAAAAACGAAGTGCTGGAATGTTTGAGGAAGTCATACAGTGTGCAGCGGTGTGCATGGCATGGGGAGAAGCATATCTGAACAGGAACTCCATTGGCGAAGCGTAAACCTACTGACTTACTAGGTAAGTCCTCAGAGGATATGTTCACCGGTCTTCTTGATCAGTCAGAATTAGGCTTCCTAGCCGGTGATGACAAGTTCTTCAAGTATGATCGTATACCGTTTGGCATCCCTCAGCTTGACAAGATTACTAATGGGGGAATTCCTGCAAAGAAGATGTTCCTAATGTTTGGTGGTTGGTCATCTGGCAAAAGTTACCTACTCCTAAGTCTAGCTAAACAGGTTCAGAATAGAGGCGGTACAGTCGCCATAATTGATACAGAGCTATCTTGGGATGCTGAATGGGCTGAGATGAACGGGGTAGACGCTTCTAAGTGCCTAGTGCTACCCGCCCTTAACGCAGAGCAAGCGTATGAAGGGATTTACGCTACCATGAAAGCAGGGGTAACTCTCATAGGTCTTGACAGCATTGCAGGGCTAATTCCTACGGCTATCTCTGAGGAAGATGATCTATTCAACTATAACCCGATGGCTTGGCAAGCACGGTCATGGAATCAGGCTATTGTTCGATTCTTCCCTATGCTTCGTTATGGTTCAACATTAGTTGCGATTAACCAAGTCAGAGGTAGTATGGGGCCAGTATCAGCAATAGAAACTATGCCGGGAGGTAAAGGTCAACAGTTCTTTGCTCACGGTGTGCTGGAAACTCGTAGAGGTGCTTACATCAAAGAAAAGGTCAATGGGGCTGATAAGCGTGTAGGTTTTGATATCAATGCTTCCTTACTAAAAGACAAGTTTGGTGGGGAGCGTTGGGAGCAGGTTTCTGTACCATTCAGACTTGAAGGAGGCATCGACGAGGTGGAGACTTATTTGAAAGAAGCTTTGAATCAAGGAATCATCACTCAGAAAGGAGCCTTCTACTCCTCTGATTTGTTACCCAATCAGAAGTCTCTACAAGGATGGGCTAATGTGAGAGACTATTTCAAACTCGATAAATCTGCTTTTGAGGTGATAAAGAGTGCCTTACAGGGATAACACTCCTCAGGAGAAACTGTTGAAGAGTGTAATCGAAGAAAACGGTTTGCTCTATGAGTACCAAGTACGCATGGGGCAGTATACCGTTGACTTCTTTTTACCAGAATTAGATGTGATAATAGAGGCAGATGGAGTATTTGGTCACCTTGGTAAGCGTGACAGAAAAAGAGATAAGGACTTAGGTGATATGGGTTTCCCCCTAGTTTGGCACCTAAAAGAACAAACACTAAGTGGGCTTAGAGATGAGTTCACTAGCTTTATGGAGGAGCACCATGCCGGGAATAGGACAGATACAGACAACCAGTCTCCCTAAAACAGGGAAGATACATAAGAGTCAGGTACTTACAAGAACTCTAAATAAAGTTATGGGTTACACGTCAAGAGCAAGTAGACCTAAGTTCTTCTACCCTTCGGCATTAAAGCTAGAGTGTAAAAAATCTCTATGGTATCACTACTGGGGGGTGGATTCAAAAGGAGACCCTCTACCCCTTCAGGAGATCGACCCTTTATTATCTAGGGTATTCTCTACAGGTAATTCTTTTGAAGATAGGTTTATAAAATATTTAAAGTCTGCTAAATTGTATATAGAAGACGAAAAAAGCTTTCTAGTCAATGACCCCCTTCCTATTTCAGGGAGAATAGATTTTATCATTGATTTCAAGGAAAAGACTTGGATAGTAGAATTAAAAACTATTAATGCTAGAGGATTTGATAAACTAAGAGGCCCTAAGCCAGAACACATAATGCAGGTTCAATGCTATTTGAATAGTACAGACTATGATGAAGCCTTCATTTTGTACGAGAACAAAGATAATCAAACTTGGAAAGAGTACAGAATAGAAAAGGACGAGGAGTTATGGGGCCAGATGGTAGCGATGTGCCAAGAGGTAATGGCTGAGGAAGTACTACCCCAAGATTGGAAATGTACAGGTCCTCCATGGTGTGTATGTAAAGGAGTTGATAAATGAAAAAACGATGGAATGCAGTAGACGCCCTGTCTAAAGCTAAATCTTATATGGATACTTTAGAAATACCTGAGTTTATAACTGGGTTTGAGTCAGGAGATTACAAGGCACCTACCTTTAAAGATTTGATTACTGCCACCCCTGATGAGATTGGTAAGTATTTAATATACTTTGGGGCATATAGAGCCTTGCTTGAGCAGCATGTGGCGGATTTAGAATCTCGTAAAGGTGCTATGACTGCACATTTTGATGAGATTTACAATGTAATGTCATTTGAACTCTTAAGAGAGTATGACATGAAGGGTGAGAAACGCCCCACCAAGGAAGCTACTAGAGGAGAAATCTTCCTAAAGAATGATGATCTGGGCGATTTGCGAAGAAATATTATAGAAATTGAAGCAATGTACCAACAAGCTTTAGGACGGTTGAAGTTGTATTCTTCAGCAGTAGCAACCATATCTAGGGTAGTTACTGTACGAACTGGGGGCTTTGATGGCGACAGACGAGAGAGGAATTAATGCGAACACTAGGAATAGACACGTCAAGTAAAGCTATCCACATGGTACTTCTAGGAGAGGATGAGGAGGTCTTACAGCAGATAAAATGTAGTAGCAAGAAAAAGCTAGCGGAAGACAGGTTTTACGAAATAGTTGATGAGTTTTACCGTCAACTTAGTATAATATCTACAGATGCGGCGGGAATAGAGTCCGCTATATACATCCAAAACGCCAAAGCTACTATCGCTATTGCGTCCGTAGCAGCTACTTGTAAGTATGCACTCTATGGGTCAGGTATTCCATTCTCCGCTGTTGACAATAATACATGGAAAAAGAAGGTTATCGGTAAGGGAAACGCCAAGAAACCCGATATAATGGAATTTGCTGAAAAAAAGTGGGGTAAGATTTTCCCTGAACAAGATTTTGCGGACGCAGCGTGTATAGCTTTATGGGCTAAGGAGATAGAATTAGATGACAATGCATAACCAACAGCGATCAACCTTTTATGTAAATCGTGGGAAAAAGAAGCAAGAGAACAGCAAAGAGTATAAATCCACCCTTCCTGAAGGTATGACAGATGAAAGCCTGAGAGAAGCAGTAGGAAAAGTAGTCTGGTGTAAGTTTACTGCATGTAAATACAATCAGACCATCGAGGGCGTACAACGCACTACCTCTGATATCCAAGACAACTCCAGCTTCAAACCCTTTAATGAGCAAGCCCATATCTGGGAAGGCATGTGCATGAGGAAGGAAATCACAATAGATTTCAAGAGTGTAATTTCAAACACTGGCCCCGCTGGAACTAAGGTAGATATTCCGTCTTGTCATTCAGCTTCCACCGACAGACGTTCAAAGATGGACTGGTCTAAAATGCTACAATCAGATGGCACTCCATATGGGGGAAGTATCGAATCTCAAAACCCTGACCACATGGCATTCAGCGATGGTGGATGGGGAAGTTGGGACTCCCCTGATGATCAAGGGTCATACGACGGAGACGAACCACAGGCTCCCCTACAAACTGGTGGAAGTGGGATGTTTGATGCCTAGACAAGCACCTTTAGAAGTACGTACCCATGCATTCAAATTGTATTCTCAAGGAATGACAGTTTCCAAAATTGTATCTGGGCTGGGTGAAAAGTTCCCGAATGAACCGGTATCTGCCCCAACTATATACAGTTGGAAGCGGAGGTACAATTGGTCAGAACGTAAGGATAATGTAGAGGAAAAAGCCTTGGCTAAAGTGGAGGAGTCTCAAGCTTCTCAGTTAGCTAAAGATGATGTAGAGCAAAGAAAAATATATGATCGAATTACTAAAAAAGCTATTGACGAATTAGAAAACCTAACTTTCCAACGTCCGGGCGATGCTGTAAAAGCCGTTGATATAGGTATTCAAGGTTCTAGAGGAATAGCTAGAGGGCTAGTAAACATTTCGTTTGTAGAAGAAGTACTTGATATCTTAGCCGAAGAGATACACGATGAGGACACTCGTATGCGGTTATCCATTCGGCTAGGGGCTTTGATGCAGAAGACTCCGGATGGCAACTAATAAGAAAGATGTGACCTCTTACGAAGATGCTTTTGCACTTTTGTCCAGAGGACTGAAAGCTACATCTGCTGTTAAGGTTGGTGGTATGTGGGACTTTGTAAGAGACATATGGTCTCTTAGTTTTGACCAGCCCAAGTTATTTAATGCGTGGCATGTAGGTAAAATGTGCGATGATGTAGAACGGGCTATAGACGAGGGCCTTAACTATGTGAGTGTCGTACCCAGAACCCACTTTAAGTCTACCATTATCGGTCACGCCTTTCCTGTTTGGAGAGCCTTGAAGATGGGTAGAGATGTGAACTTCTTGTATCTATCCTATAGTGACACAATGGCTAAGTACCATATCGGTGAACTTATAAAGGAAGTAGATCGTAACCCTGTTCTAAGTCAGTGGATGACTAATAAAA